AAATGATTCATTTTAACCCCTCTTTCCAAAGAATTTCTAAATTATCGACATTTAATTTATTAATTAATTTTAAATTAATTTCGTTCATTGCTTTTTTATATTTCATTTGGTATTGAGTTTTTATTAAGTCAATCAATATATTTTTTTTAAAATCTCTATATATCATTTTTTTAATTCCTTTTGTTTGTTTGTTTATTGTTGTTAAATATTATGTATTATTTATTTAAGTATCAAGTATTATTTTCATCTAACATTAAAATATTAACATCTTCAATTAATTCTTTTAATTCATCTATTTTATTATCAATCTGTCTTAGTTCATCATATTTAGAGCTTTCATTCCAGTACCAATTTTGAGATTCTAAAACATTATGTAATTCTTTTAATTTAGTTATTTTATCCATTTTTTTAATTCCTTATTTATTTAGTTCTTTCTCAAGTTCCTCAATTTTGGACTCAAGTTTTTTAACTTTGAATTCTAGATTAAATATTATATCAATCTTTTTTAATAGTGACTTATGACGCAATCTAGCCAATTTTCGATATTGACTAATTTTTCTTTCAAGTTCTTTAATACTCATTTTATTTATTCCTTTTATTTTCATTTATTATATCATCTATAATTACATATAGCATTACAATTATTATAGTATTAAATACTATCATTTTTTTAAATCAAAAATATCTTTTCTATCTATCCAGATTTGATGTACAAAAGCACCAAAACCCATACTTAGAACAGTGACTATTAATTCATAAAACATTAATTGATTTTGTGTAAGTGTTATTGTTTCCATTTTATTTATTCCTTTTATTTAATTGATATCTAATCTTATTGGTTATTTTTTACAATTCCAAATGGTTTTTTAATTTATTTTAAATTATTTTATATTTTTTGTTGTTGTAGTACCCATAATCTTCTGAGATTCCTTTTTTCATACAATCATTAAAATTATTTAAAAAATGATTCAATTCTTTTTTCGTGTGAAAATTCCACCAATCATCGCCATTAAGTAAAAAAGTTTTTTTACCATTAATTTTATGATGAACGCATAATTCTAATTTATAATTACATTTTACTAATCTTCCTTTATATTCAGCCTTTGGTGAATCATATGTACTAAAACCCCTGTAATTATTAATTTCCCACCTTAAAACTTCTTTAAATTTTTTGTCAACGGCTTTAGAAAAATATTCAACTTTAAATGGTTCTGAATAGCTTAAAAAATTGTAATCTTTATTTTTAATGAATTTCATATTAAACCTTTTTTTATTTAATTGTTGCTTAAGATTACAAGTAATATTTAACAATGTCAATAATTATTTTAATTTATTTTAATTTATTTTAACTTAGTCTCAATAAGAAATTTATTTAATCCCTGTTTGTCGAAGATAAACCGCCTAAATCCTCGTATCTAACTACTAGGCATACATACGTATCACTTACTAACTATCTTACTATATAGACACCATTACAAGCTTTTAAACACTATAGCATTTAACAAGGTTACTTGTTGAGTCTCAATCTCATTAAGACATAAATATTTTACTTGCTTCTTAATTTTATTAGATGTATTAACAACAACTATTTAACAATTGCAAGAACTTTATTAATTAATATTAGAAACTTTATTTGTATACGCCCACCCCTAACATAAAGTCAAGCAAAAAAGTTATTTATTTTTTAATTACTTGACTCTTTCAATTAGTCTTCGTAGATTCCAGCACCCGAGCCTTATTGAGACTGAGTCTCATTAGCAACCCCCTAGGGCGTATGAGCGTTATGAGCGATTTGTTAACCCTCATTACTCACTAAACTGCCAAATGAATGTTCCGAAAAGAATTTGAAAAGAAAGTCTTTGATAGTCTCTGTAAAGTGTGTAAGATTAACTAGAAAGTTTGGAGACTATATGAGTGTTAATTTGCCTACCCATTGGAAGCCTTCTAAGGTTAGGGCTATAGAGTTATTAGTGAATGAGCCTACTGCTCGTATTAAGGATGTTGCAGAGGAATCAGGCGTTTCGTCTGTCACAATTCATAAGTGGTTAAAAGACCCAGAGTTTGTTGAGGTGTTCTACCAGAAGTATATGATTTCATTTGGGTCGAGATTGCCATCTGTATTAAATAGTATGGTGCGTGAGGCGGAGGCTGGGAATGTTCAGGCTGGAAGATTAGTATTGGAACACTCTGGAAAGCTAATTAAGCGTGTGGAAGTAGCCAACCACCAAAGTCCATTTGAAAAATTCCTTAGTACTGAAGTTACTAGCGATGTAGAAATAGACCCTGATGAGGCTGAGTATGTGGATATTGAGCCAGAGATACAAATCTTGCCCAGAAAACCACAGCCAGTTATAGATTCTATAAAAGTTAAACATCAATCAAAACAAGATAAGAGAAAAACTGCCAAAGAATGGAGAGAAAGGGCTATGGCTGTAGGTGTTCCTATTCTGCCTAGAGGTCGCAAGACTCCATCTCAGAAAAAAGAGTGGCAAAAGCTGGTTATTGAAAAGGAAAAACAATTTCTATAGAAAGGGGGCAGTTAGCCCCCAATCATTTATTTTATAGTTACTTCTTGTTTCTTAGGAATAGTAGGTTCTTTCTTAGGAATTTCAATCCTGAGAACACCATCTTCAAAATTTGCAGATATATTCTCTGTATCAAGTAAATCACCAAGTTGAAATGACCTTCTAAACGAAGAATGTTTTAGTTCTTTACGAATGTAACGAACATTTTCATCATCTAACTGGTGTTTATCACCACTTATACTTAAAATGCCCTCTTCTATTTCTATTTTGAGTGCATCTTTCTTTAATGATGGTATTTCGGCAATAATTACAACACAATCATCGTAATCTGCTACATCTACTTTGGGAAATGAACCTTTTTCAAATGATATACCAAAGTTTTTTTCAAATTCTGGGAATTGATTCGAAACAATGTTATCAAACATTCTATCAAAGGGTGTTAAAAACTCATCTCGGTTGAAATGAAGGGGTACTTTTGCTATTTTCATAATAACTCCTATATGCTAGTTAATTTAATTGTCCTCACATTGAGCAACAACATACTTAAATTTACTAAAAATAAGAGTTTACAACAAGTCTTTTTGCTTAATGACTCTCTGAGTGTGGTAAGAACCACATTCTGGGCATTGGTCTTCTTTCTCAAACTCAGAACTTAGTGTTTTCCAAGACCATGAGCATGACTTACAATACCAAAGGGCTATATTGTAACCTTTCATTAATTTTTTTCCCAGTTTTCTCTTTCGGCTGACATCTTAGCTAGTTCTTCCATTAATTCCTCATTGGTTGGAATCTTTATGTCTTCTACCATTTTGTTTGATGCATGAATGAGTGATGCCAATAATTGATTATTAGCTAATTGTATTTCTGATAAATCTGTTAATCGTCTATCTAAGTCTTTTATTAACCCTTCAAGTGTCATAAGATAATCTAAAAGGTCTTCTATCTGTCCCATACTAACTTTCCTTATATTTGTTAGTATAAACTAGTAACGATTATATGTAGTATGCAAGAGTTGGTTATTTAGATAGTGCCTTATCTATTTTTTCAGAAAATTTATTATCCAATGTTTTTTCTGATTTATCATTAATCCCTATAAAGTTCTCTACATATGTTCCACTTCTTAAGTGCTTATAGTTTCCAAAGTTATGATTAAAACCATGTAGTGCTACTTGTAATTTATTTCCATTAGACTCTAGGCTGTTAAATAGAGTTCCTGTTTCTATTAGTGGCTGACCTGTTTTGTATTCTCTATTTAAAGACTTTCCATTAACATCTGTAGAGTTGTCTATATTTAATTTAGTATCTTTCTCAACACTTCTTACGTAATCAACTAGGTGTTCCTTTACTATTTTAGGAATTTGACTAGATAGTTTTTTAAAATCAGCATTAATTTTCATTTTGATTTGCATCTGGAGCTTCCTGTATTATATCAGCATTAACTGATTTGTTTTCCTCAATGATAGATTGTGCTTGTTGCAAACTCAAATCTTTATTCTCTCTTACCATTATTTTAGCTTGAGTGATTAGATTTTGCTTTAGGTCGAACTCGTCTTTAAGAATTTGGTCTTGTACTGTTTTAGGGTATTCAACTTCGTAAAAATCAATGCCAAACTCTTCAGGTAAGGAAATACCATTATATCCAGCAATAGTTCTTTCAATATCATATAATTCTTTTTCGTACAATCTCCAAAGAGAAACATCATCATAGTAATCTTCTTTTCTTTCCATGTCTTTAACCATAAGAGAAATACCACTAGGTACTTCACCACCTGATTCAGCCCATTGTATCCATAAATGATTATTAGATGCCACTAATTCTATTTGAAATTTAATATTCTGAATAGCTTCCATAATATTACCATTAGGGCTAGTAATGTTATAAGCACCATCATCACCCATATCAAGAATAGTATTTGAACCAGCACGAACCATATTTTGGTCAGCATTTAATCCATTTACCCAAGGTTGACCAAACATATTAAATCTTAATCCAAGATTCATCTCTGTCATGCTAATATTAACTTGTTCGTTACAATTTATAATATCATTAGCACCTTCTACATAAAAAGAGTCTATTTGGTCTTCTCTATGTGTGAAAGCAAATGGAAGAATGCCATACGGATTATCTTTTTCGTTTTGTATGTCACCATCTTCATTCATAATAATATACTTCTCAGAATCCCAGTATTCCCATTGCAACCCTTCATTATCTGATAAATCCGCTGTTTTATTTAGCAGAGGGTAGATAATTGCTGTTGGTTTAAAAGGATTCTCATCAAAATACGCTTCAAAGTAATAAATTGGTCTATAATCAAAAACGCCATCATTCCAATATACTCTATTGGCAATAGTACCAAGTAATCTAGTCATTCTCTCAGAATGCTTCATCCTAACATCTTTTGTTGGTGTTAGTTCAGTATATTTATCACTTTCTACATTTCTTTTAGCACCCAATGTGTAGATGCCACTTACTTTATTGATAAATTTTCTTGTAAAGTTTTGAAGAGCAGGTGGTATTTCACTAAAAGCATCTCCTTGAAAGTAAGGTCTTATATACTCTTCAGTAGAAGTGCCAGAATAATAATCAAGATATTTCCTAATTTCTTTTCTTCTGTATTGTGATTTTAATAACTTAGCCTCGCTTAGTCTGTCTTTAATTACTTTGTCTATCATCTTTGTATCCTTTTCATTTCTCTATTTCTCATTGGAAATCTATTAATTATAAAATATCTAAAAGCATCGTTTCCATGGTCGTGATAACCATCTTTGATTGGCTCTTCTTTAATTGGTTTGCCATCTTCT